ACTTCCATATTTTGTAAGGTTGGAAAGTCTAATGGACGTTCAGTTATTGGTGTAGATTTTCCTGCACTAAGATTTATTATTTCATACTTAGCTAGGTTCGCCTTCATATGATCTACAAATCCTTCTGGAAGCTCTCCTGCTACACGGACTTTAAATTTGTAAGTCTTTGCAGACTCGGTTAAAAATTCATTAAATGTTTTCATATCATGGTTTCCTATTGTTATTATTTATCCATGTTTTTAGGTTTTTAAGTTTTTAAGTTTTTCTAATAGACTATTACGATCTGTTACTACATAACCGTCGCCGTTTACTATATCACCATCTGGATTTGAATTTGCCTTTTGATCTATTGCTTGTTTTTTAAGTTGTAGCTCGACCATTTTTAATTTATTATTAATTTTTGCAACCTTAGCATCCAATCCTGTTTTAAGCATGCCGCCGGCAACTTCAAAAACCCTACTAGCATACCGACTTTCGACATTCATTCCTAAGTCCATTAAATCATCATATGATGCTAATGCTTTAGTAGCAATCTCATTTAGTTCAGTATCTGCTAAATCACCTAGCCCTTTTACTCTAGGTAATGCACTTGCAATCTTATCAAACTCTGCAATATCTCGAAACGTGTCTCGCTGTTCTACTACAGCAACCTTTGCTTTACTTTTCTTTTCTTCTGCCTTTGCTTCATTTACAATTTCTTTAGAGTCAGGCAAATTTAATAATTCTTCTAGTTTTTTAGTCATGCAGATAATATTCCTTAATATACAAACTTATTTAGCGAGTTATCGGCGGCCGTTGTGAAAAATGTCGTGTTCAGTTACAATGCGAAATTTGATTTTGTTCTGTTTACAATATGCGTTAGCAGCTTCCCATTTGGCAGCATTGACTACTGCATGTAATTGGTTATGTCTACTCTTCCCAGCTTCTTTTAATGAAGTTTGACTTGATGGCTTTACTTCTATTAATTCAACAAATTGTTTACCATTTCTATCTGCATATGCAATAAAGAAATCTGGAACATATATAGTGTGCTTGCCAGTTAGAGGATTACGATACGGAATGCGTATTGCTTCACTTGCCCACTGTGTGACATTTGCATTCTCGTCACAGAATTTCATAAATGCAAATTCCCAACCTGATCGGTATGTTGGTATTTTGCCACCTATATACTTTGCTGGATTTTTAGGATTAAATTTACCTTGAGCAAACCTAGCCATATTACACTACTATGTTTCGTTTTTCCAAAGTGTCTGTAGATGTAGTATTTTTAAATCCAAGTACACTAGTTGATAATCTATTATAATTTAGTACTTCTGCTACTACTGCACTTAGTTTTATTTCATCAAATCCTTTAAGAGTATCTAATAAAGTAAATACATTAATTTCGTCAAGTTTTGCCTGTTGTAATAAAATTGTCCCAGTACTAATTGCTGCTGCTTTTTCAAAGCCTCTCTTATCAAAAAATCCAATAACTGCGTCTACTTCATTTGATGCAAATTCTAATTTTTCAGTAAAGTACTTGTCAAAGAACTCAGTTACATTGTTATCGTTGGATCGAGGTTGTATTGGTAAACTACTACTGTTGTTCATTTATATTCCTAATTGCTGTTCTAATGCAGCCATTGCACTAGGATTAGATTTAGATGCTTCGTATGCTGCTCTACCTTGTGTAACAGTTCCGCCGCTATCTGATTGGAAATTTTTAATAAATTGTTGTTGTCTTGCACTGTCTAATGCTGCTGGATTATTCCTAAGTGCTGATTTACTTATATTACTAACTACTGCTGTAGCAGCAGCTATTCCGGCGACTGCTAATAATGTATCTTTACTTCCGCCGCTTCCGTTATTTTTAGGAAAGAACGTCTGCGCTACACCGCTAACATTAATACCAGCTGATTGTCCTATTGCATTTGTAAGAATATTAAAACCTTCTTGTCTTAGACCTTCTTTAGACAAGTTTCTAACATTGCCAATTAACTGTGCTCCTTGAAGTACTGCTAGGAGTGGATTGTTATAAGCTTCGCCGCTTGCAATAAAATCATACAAGTTTATTGCGCCTGTAACTGTGCCGCCCAACCCTAGGTTGCCGCCACCTTCTAATGATATAGGACTAGGCATATTATCATAATGATCTTGACCAAACCCTACTGGCTCGCCGTTTGCACCAGCAGTAATTGAATTCTGATTATAAAATACTGCTTCGTATGCTACATCTATACTGTTAGTTAATGTGCCAGCGCCATCGGAGTTATCAAGTGAGTCGTGACTCCAATTAGTTAATATTGGATTTACTAAGGTATATGTAGTATATTCGCCTCTCGACAGCGTACTTATTTTAATACTTTTAAAAAACGGAACACCAGAGTTATTTACATCCATACCAAATTTGTATTTGTTATCTAGTATACCTTCATAAGTAGAATGTGGGTTTATCTTGTATGCTTTACCTGAATCCTTTTGTTGATTTCCATCAGCAAAATAATATCTATAGTAGGCTTGTAATAATGCAGTCGTTAATCCTTCATTATCGTCGTGCAGGTCTATACTAACAGGATCGTAACTGATTGATGTTTGTATGTTTTTTACTCTATTATACTTTTTCTTTGTTTCTACATTAGCTGTAAAGCTAGGCAAATCTGCACGTTTTACTAACATGCCTATAGTGTTTAGTGGCCCGCCGCCATTGAATAGCTTAGGTAAAATAAATTTTGCGTCTTCAGATATTTCAAATTGTACATGATAAAGGAATTTTGTTTTCGGCGCAAGGGCCATATTTGCATCAACATACAATCGTGCAGCATGTTGCCAATCGGCCATATTACCTTTTGGAGTTAATATGCCGTTACCGACTGTATCTAAAAATGATCCAAACTTACTTGCCATACTAATATTTATCCTTTACTATTAAGTGCTAACATAAAGATAAAGGGAGCCGAAGCTCCCTTTAATAGTTAGACTAAATGTAAATAGTGTTAGGCTCCACCGCCTGTTACAGATGTACCAACTGTACGTCCGATTGCTGTGCCAATACCTGTACCTTGTGGTGATTGGATAGCGTTATCATAACGTATGTTTAGTGTAACACTTACTGGATCAGTTGAGTTAGAATATGCTAAACTATTATAGTTTGCACTCTCTAAATAACAACCATACAATTCAAATGTCTCAAGTACGTTTGGTACGTTAGCACCGTTGCCGCCATCTAAGATTTCAATACGTGTAACGAATTTATAATCTTGTCCTGATGCTGCACTTGATTGTTCGTAAAAGTCAAACTGCTTCTGTAGCTGCTCGCCTACAAGTTTTTGCACATTGTTGTTTACATCTTCACGTAAGTTAAGTACGATCGGTTCCCAAGTATGCTTACCAGCTAGGTAAACTCTTGAGTTGTATACGTCAATAGTCATTTGTTCAAAACTTACGTTTGGACGAGTTACGTCAATAACTTGCTTTGTAAGTTCTGTAGTCGGTGTTGATACACCAAAGTTTTCCAGTGACACTCGAAAGCGATACTGTAGCTTTGGCATTAACAGTCCCTGGTTGCTAGCGGAATCACCGCTAGCTAGGGGAACTGTAATTTTACTTAATGTTGAAATAGCCATTTAGTCTGCTCCTGTTTCTATATGTATTTATCGTTTAAAGACCAGCGATTTCACCGGTATTTTTCAAACGTAGTGGAATGTAAATAAATTCAACTGCTTTAACAGGTTCAATAGCTATGTCTAAGTATAGTTCATTTCTATCAATTCTGCTCGGCGTGTTGTTTGATTCATCACATACAACTAGGTAATCATAAAGACCTCGCTGACCAACTAATTCAAGTAACAAACTTTCTGCTGCTTGTTTAATCTCGTTGCGTGTAATTGTATCGTTTGGCTCAAAGATGTAAGGTTTAGCAAGTGTGTTTAGCTGACTACGTAAGTAGATGACCAAACGTGCTACGTTAATGCGATCTAATGCACTTGCAGCTCTTGCACGAGTCTTTTGTCCAAAGTTAACAAGTCCAGCGCCACTAATAAACGTAATTGGGTTTATGTTTTGTGCGTATAATGTATCACGTTGACCTTCGTTAAGTGATACTGCTACAAATTCGCCCTCGTTATTAATGTAACCAGTTGAACTTGCGTTAGTAACTCCGCCACGTCTTGTGCCTGCTGGTGCAAACCATGGATAGCTAACTTGATCACTTAGTGCTACTGTACGCAGCATCATATGCGAAGCTGGTACTACAACGTTGTTACCAAAGTTGTCACTGCTAAAGCCTGCTGGATAAAATACACCTAAGTATTCATCACGGCTTACAAGTCCGTCATCGTTATCTTCTACTGCTTGGTTAACGTTAGTTGCCCATTCATTAAGTGAAGTTGCATCTGGTGCTAAACGCATTGGTGAGTCGCCTAAAATAAATGCTGTTAGGCCTCTATCAAAGTTTAAGCTAATCATTTCGCCAATTAGTTCTGGATAACCAGGTGTTGCCATTAAGTTAAACAAACGTGATTCATCATCACGTAGTTCGTCGTTGTTATTAACAACTGCTTGTAGTGATTGAACAACAACTTTACGCTGCGCCTTACGTCCAAAGCTACCTGTGCCGTCTGCTTGGTTGCCTGATTCAGTAACCCAGCGATGTGGATAGTATCCACCCATTGGCACATCACCAGCGTCTCCCATACGTAAATTGTCTTCTGAAGTGTTAATGTAATTACGTTCAAAACGCTTAACATTAAATCCACTTCTGCGCAAGTTCCATAGCAACATACCTTTTGGATATAGTGCTGGGTCCGGTGCGTCTGCATCTAAGAAGTTACTAACACGTAGTTCTGCAATAGTAGCATCAGTTATAGAAGCAGTTGTTCCGCCTGTTGTGCTCCAACGTGCATCACTAAACAATATACCTTCTTCAGTAGTTTGGTCGCCAGTGTCAATTGGTGCTCCCCATTTCTGAGCAACAGTTCCAGTAACATTATCATTAAAACGATATACTGTTGGATAGTTTTCTAAGTCTGCTGTTGATACCCAAATGTCGCCTGTTACTAGTGCGCCGCCTGCTGATTGTACTGTTGGCATAGTTGCTGCAACAATTGGACCATTTGCATCTGCATCTGGAAAAGCAGTAGCATCATTGTAGCCGACCCAAGTTGTGCCGTTATGGTGCATCATGTCAACTTCGTCAACAATACTATTGTACCATAGCTGACCGTTAGTAGCAAGTGCTGTTGGTGCATTTGAAGAAGGTGTAGCTGTTAGTACACGCCAGTTAGTTGCAACAAATTGTTTTGGACTTGTCGATCCTGTAGTACCGTCTGCAAATGTCAAGTTTGGTGTAGTACTTGCTTTAGTAGAAACAAATGGTACAAATCCCATATTATTTAATAAGCTACCAGTGTCAACAAATTTAATTTCGCCGCCTGTTGCATGAGTAATTACAACTTTGTTTTGCGCATCAACTGTTGCACTAACATTAGCAACTCCTGCTGATGTAATTGCACTAGCAATTGCAATTGCATCTGCACTTGCACTTGAGTTTGTATCAACACTTACTGTTACCGGAGTACTCATTGCTGCACTACCTTTAACACTTGCTGACATTGTAAATGTCCAAGATGCTGTGCCTAAACTAGTTGTAACAATCGCACTACGAACTTCAGTTGCGCCAGTGTTTTGTCTACGATAAATTGTAGTTGTACCTAAAGGTTGTACATCATTTGCAACATTTGATTTAACAAATAATGCGCCAACTGCAAGGTTTGTGCCGCCTGCTGTACTGTCTAAACCGTACAAAGCTGCTGCATTATTGTCGTACATTGCTGCTGATTTTGTGTCGTAAAGTAATGTTTCTGAGTTCCATTGCTTAACACTAAAGTTTGCACCACCGTTGGGCGTAGTTGTTTTAATCCAAATACTTCCTGTTGGACGTGAAATACTATCGTTAGATTTAAATTCAGGAACACTAGTATGTGCAGAAACTTGCACTGCTGGTGGATGATACGTGCCAGCTGTGATGCCTAATTCAGTTAATTTGTCTGCGTCTCCGCCTATAACAATTGGTCCGCCAGCTGCACTATCGTCTGCACCGGAACTTGAACCGTTACTGTAAATTTCAAGGAAACCATCAACTGCTGCTGCTGTAATTCCTACACTTGCTAAGAACGAAGTAATAGATGATGCAACGTCAGTGATTGTATTTGCACCTACTGATACTTCTGTACCATTAATTGTAATAGCTGCTGCTGGACTAGTTAAGGTAGGATTAGCCATAGTAGATTTAATAGTTGGCCAACTTGCTGTCCAAGCATCACTACCTACTTCTACCCAAGCACCTGTAGAATTTTTGTACCAAGTGTGATTTAGCGTAGTAACTGCAACAACTGCGTAATCGCCAATTGCACCAGTACTTGCTTTTGGTGCATAGTCTGCGCCATCATAATCAACTACGCCGTCTGTAGATGTAATAACAATCGGAGTCTTTGTTGCAAAAGTTTGGCCACCAGTTGTTGTTACTGCTGCGCCGCTCCATTGTTGGATGCCAAATTTTGTGCTTGCTGTATCAAACCAATATGTGCCTGCTAATGGATTCGAGCTCGGTGCTGTTGCTGTCGGTGCTAATTCACCTAAGTCAATATCTGCACGTACTACCCATGCTCTGTTACTAACACCTAGTAAACTATATGCTGCTTGTAAGCCATACTCGTTAAGTTCACCTGCGTGTATTGGATTATTATTGCTGTCAATTTGGAATAGTGGATCACCAAAAGTGTCTGCTAAGTCCCGTTGTGAAGTAAGCAAGTATGGTTTACCTGCATTAGCTTTTAATGTACCTTGTGCTGTTCCTGTTCCTGCTGCATTAGTTTTATTACTTGCAGAGGCAACAAAAACCATTGGTACTGTACCTGGTTCAGCTGGAGTATAGAAACTCTCGTCTATTACGCTGACTTGTACGCCTGGTGATGTCAATGCCATGTTGTTTCTCCTATTGGATTGTTATTGT